AAAAAAAGAGGGATCCGAAGATCCCCCTTTAATTTTACTTCGAAGAAGTTAGTATTGATTATACACCAACAATAACGTTACGACGGAAGTAAGGGTTAGTACCAGCAGTACCAATACCGTGGTTAGCTGAACCATCGCCAATCGCACCAGCTTCATCAGCGAATGGGTTAGCAACTAGACCATAACGAGTCTTGAAGCCAACTTTAGGCTGGAAAGTACCGGCATTAACAGCTTTCAACATAGTTAATGGTACGTATGGGCAGTAGAATAAACCTGCGTCATAAGTATTAGTACCTTTATAACCAACAGTAGCATAGTCATATGTTGCATAAGGATCAACATATACTTTCATACCGTTCTTAAGAGTACCAGCGAAAGTATTACCAGCGTTATCGACTGCAAGATCACCAGCAGTAATAGCAGCACCGTAAGCCATAGAACCACCAGCAGATAGAGCAGCAGCTACTGAACTTGAGCAGATGATATAGTTACCTTTACCACGGCGAGTTTCTTTAGCAATGATATTAGCTTCTTGTTCTAGACGGAAAGCGATACCTTGGAATTGCTCAGCTTGCCAACGGCCAAGACCGGAATCAGCACTATTAGCAGCAATAGTAAGTACACCTTTAACTGTACCAGCAGTACCTACTTTAGCAGTTTCGTTAATGTTACGAATAACTTCACGGTTGATTTCACCGAGGATTTCAGTCGAAAGGATATTAGCCAATTCAGCTTCAGCATCTAGACCGTGTACAGCTTTAAGGTCTTGAGCCAATTCCATAGTGTAAGAAGCTTGTAGTGTACGAGTTTTAGCAGTTACACTTACTTTCTCAACAGTGAAACCCATTTCATTAGGACTCTTAACTTCACCATCAGAAGTAGCTAGGCCAGTACCGGTTTGACCGATTATAACTACAGTACCTGTACCTGTTGGAGCAGCAGAACCACGTGTAAAGATTTTACCTACTTCATCAGAAGCTGGACCACCAACGTTAGTTGCATCCCAATCAGTGTTACCAGCAGATACGATTTGAGCAATATCACCAGCAGCCATAGTTGTTGCAAGGACAACTCCTGCACCACTAGCTCCGTGAGTACCAGCACCTGAGAAATCAGTATCAGCTTCGTCGAATAGAGCTTCAGCATCAGTTGCAACGATTGGTGAACCATCAGCATCGGCATAACGTGATTTCATCGCGAAGATAAGACCAGTTGGGCCAGACATTGGCTGTACACCAGCTACGTCATAAGCAATAAGGTTAGGCATTGCGCGACGTACCAAAGAAATAAGTACAGGATCAGGGTTAGCTACAGAAGCAACGTTTTGGTTACCATCACCAACACCTTCTGAGATTGAGTAAGTTGAAGCAGCAGCTTCTTGGCGAAGAGCTTCTTCAGTGTTTTCTAAAAGACGAGCAGTTACTGCACGCTTTTCTGAGGACTCGATGATTGGTGCACTTGAGTGATCCAATACTGGAGCCCATTTTTCCATAAGGGCTTGATCTGATTTAAACATTTTAGTTTCTCCTATTAATGTTTATTTTTAAAAAAAATAGTTTTTACAGCTTACTTAAATACGTGTGAACTAAGGGCTGAGGTGTATCTTGACATTGAATCAGATGTTTGCTCAGTAAGAGCTTGATCTGTTCCAACAACTTTATCAACTTCTGATTCTGATTCAACAGACTCTTTCATGAAGTAAGATTCTTTGATAGTTTTCACTTTCATTTCGAAAGATTCAACATCGCCAAACTCTACGTCTTCAACCAAAGAAGAAAGTTTTTCAGCTTCAGTAGCTGCGAGGTCAGAGGTATATTTTCTTACTACATCTGCACGTTGTGACTCTTGTACAGTTTGAAATAATTCAACATTCTCATCAGTGGTTTTATTGAGTTGCTCTTCCAGCTCGGCAACCTGTTCTGACAATTCGTCAACCAGATCTTCCTTACCTTCAGGTACACTAAGATAGTGCTCTTTGAATACAGACTGCAAAGAAGTCATGAATGATTCTGCGATTTCGGTACGTAGACCTGCTTCAACAGCAACACTATTAGACTCCATCCAACCTTCAACAACATAGTTTAAGTAAGCATCAACTTTCTCAACTAGGTCGCCTTTAACAGAAGAAACTTCTTCTTCTAGGTTTTGTGCATATTCACCTTCAAGACGATCAATTTCAGTACCAACTTTGCTTGATAGCGCAGCCTCAAAGATAGCTCCAGCTTTACCGCGGAAACCATCAGAAAGAGTTGCCTCTTCAGCAACAAGTACATCTAGATCTTCTGAATAGTCAATGTGTGATACATCAGCAGTTTCTGTAACAACAGCTTCTTCTTCAGCATCTACATCTTCCTTCATTTGAGCAGCTTTCATCATACCTTGGTATAATTTAACAGCTTCATCTTTCTTAGCTTTTTTCATCATTGAATAAGCAGCATTTACGATACCGGCTTTAGTCTTAGGAATTTCTTGATCAGCACCGATGTCTTTTCCGTCTCCGCCGTCAACGCCAGTTTCAGCGCCTTCATCAACTTCGACTTCATCTTCATCTTCGTCCTCATCATCATCTTCGTCAACATCGTCTTTTTTCGCTTTCTTGACTTTGTCTTCGTCTTCTTCCTTTTTGACTGCAGCTTTCTCTTCAAGTGTTTCCTCGTCTAATGAATCAACTTGTGTCTCATCAACGAGCTCTTCACTTAGCTCTGCATTATCAATGTCTTCGTTTACAATAGACATATATTATCTCCTTAGGAGTTTACAAGTTTAGAGAGGAAATTCTTAAAAGCTTTAATCTCAATATCCGCTGAACGCATATTTCGAGCCTCTTTTATTTCAGTCTCAATTATTTCAATTTCTTGAGGTTTTAAAATGCCATTGTCCCACACCCAATCAACACCTTCCATAATACCATTAACGAATGCTTCGGGAGCAGATGGATCCTGTACAATATCTACAGTTGCTAACATAAAGTCTTTTCCAACCTGCATGACACCATTTTTCTTCTCAAGAGTACCCATACCACGACTTGATACACCAAGCTTCACACCACCTTCAAGTAGACCTTCAACGATCTTTCCCATAGGAGTCTGTAAAATTGATGCCTTTCCAATAACATCACTACCTTCAAAACGAAGTTCAGTGATCTTATGTGAAACTTTATCCAAGTTAATACCTGGTCCATCAGGGTGATTTAACTCACCAACTGCACGACCAGTCTTTACTTGTTCTTTTACGTACTTGTTTACAGCAGATTCTAAAATGCTTTTCTCGTAAACACGTCCGTTTCTATTTTGTTTATCGGCTTGCATGAATACACCTTCAATGACATATTCTTTCTTACCGTCTTTCTTTGCTTCTGTAATAACCTGTAGGTTACTATCATGATATTCTGATATCAATTTCATTGTTCGAGTTCCTCGCCCATTAGTTTGATAAAGTCATTTGCATTCTTTTCGGCTTCTTTAGCATTCTTAAAAGAATCATCTAATTTATCACCATTAACATATACTGCAAACTTACCACCTTTTTGAGTAATAATAATGTCGGTTTTTTTCTTTTTACCGGCTTTAAACGTCTTTACTTGCTTTTCACCACCAGCAAGTTTAACTTTTTCTCGGAGCTCGACAAATGTAAGCATATATTACTCTTCTTCTGTTTGTGTAGCTGGCTGACCCATTTGAGATGCAATTTCGATTTTCTTTGCATCTAAAGCAGCAGTAAGCTTTTGACCAATAATAGTATCAAAGTCTTTCTTAGCATTAACGTTATCACCTTTGCTAACGTTATCAATTAATTGTAGTACGTCCATAATATCCTCTTTGTATTATATATTTATAAAAATGTGTATTTCTACAGTAAATCGGTATCGATATCACCTTCTTCCTCGTCACCCTTTTCATCTTCCATTTCTTTAGCAATATCTTCGATCTCTTCATCACTAAACTTAAGAATGTTTTTACGTACCCATGAGTTAGATACATACTTACCTACATATTCATCTAGCTGTGATAGCATTTCAAAACGTTCTCTAATCATTTCTGATTCTTTTAACTCAGAGAAGTAGTTATCTTCAATAAAGTCAAAGTTAATATCTTCTTTCCAGCTTTCCCAATCTTGTGTGGTAATAATACCTTTCAAGATCAATTGTGTTTTAAGAAGCTGTACAAACAGATCAGAGAATCGGTTTCTTAACTTATCAACAAACTTCTTAAATTTAACTTCCTCTCGGCTAACCTCAGTAGATCGACCAATAGAAAATCCAGTATCTTGCTCCATACGCCCTATAGGAACATTCAAAGCTTTAAATAATTTCTTTTGGAAGTATAGAATATCATCAATCTGACCAAGGTTTTCACCACCCGGCAATGTAGTAATTTCAGTACCCTTACCACCTTCTCTTCGTGGTAGGAAGAAATCTTCCAACATTGACATATGTTTCTTATCATCTTTTACAGCACCAGTACTTGCATCATATACGAGCTTATTACGATACTCGCTCATAATGCCACGTACGTACTCTTCAGCTTTACCCTTTGGTAAGTTACCTACATCAATATAAAAGATTCTACGTTCTGGAGCTCTTGATATGCGATAGATTACTAATGAATCTTCCATCATACGAAGCTGATTAACTGGTTTAACTGCCTTTTGTAAGTACGAAAGAATACGTTTACGGCTTGGATCTAACATACCTGATGTACAATATGCAATCGAATCTTTATGTATTTTCAGACCAGACTGACGACCACTTGCATCAGCAGTATCTTCAGGATCACTATATATGAAAAACTCTTTTGCACCTTTTACTAGAGTTGCACCAGTTTTTGGATCCTTTTCTTCTATTACTTCTTTTACTTTACGAAGCATAATAGGATCAATATATCGTAAGTCCTGAATACCTTTCTTTGGAGCATTCGAGTCAATTACAATATGGTATGGCAACCGTCCATCGATATACCACTTTTTAAATATATCATGACCGTGCTGACTAAAGTTTAGCATTGTCAAAATATTATCAAATTCTTCTCTGATTGTCTCTTTAATAGCATCAGAGGTTTCTACTTTGTCTAATACAACATCAACTGGTGATGAATCATGATCACCAATAATTGCATCATTTACAATATCTTCAATTGCAGTATCACATTCTGGATGCGATGCAATATCACGGTACTTAAGAATTAAGTCCGCTTCGTTCTTTTGATTATTGCCTTCTAAATCTAAATAAGATCCAAAATGTGCAGCAGCTTTAATGACACCAGCACCGTCTTCTTCCGTATTGGTGACAAAGGTCTTTACTGAAGGTTTCTCAGTTGCATCTGCATCTTTTCTTTTTATCTCAAAGCCAAAAAACTCAGCCATGTCTAATAATCTCCATAATAATGGAGGGGAAGGAAATTCCCCTCACTATATTATTTATACACCAATTAAGAAGTGGTATTTGATTCCCAATATTGCACTTGAAGCTCAACTGTAAACTCTTCAATAGTATTTTCGGAGTCATAGTTAACATCAATTGCAGATACGTTTGTTGGCCAAGTTCCACGGAAATCATAACGCTTTGCAACGCTACCATCTCTACGTAATTGTTCAACAATCATATCAGCTTGGTAATCAACAGGATCAACAAAACCTTCATTGTTATTATGTTGATTAATACCATTCATCCAGCGCTCGAATGAATCACGAATAACAAAATCCGCATCATTAAGTACTGTAATAGTCCAGGGTTCAAACGATCGATCACCAGCAATTTGTAATTGACGACCACGGAAAGGTACCGTGATCGGAGCAATTATAGAAGCTGGCAACTGAGCGCCTTTACATAAGAAAGATGTAAGTTCTGCATCTCCTTGCGCGTATCCAGGAAAGTTACATGTTACTTTAAACATGTTGGCGCGAGCACCACCCCCGGTTAGTTTTGACTTAAAGTCATCTACACCTAAAATAGCCATTATTATTTACTCCTATTGACCAGCGATTTCACTAAATTCAACACCAGTTGGAGTAGCAATGAAGTTTAGTGTAATAAAGTTAATTGAACGAGCAGGTTTAATATAGATATCAGCCACAAAGCGGTTAGTATCAATAACATTACCCGTATTATTTGTTTCATCGCATACTACTAAGAAATCAGTAATACCACGACGCCCCTTTACTTCTCTTAAGAATGGTTCTACCATATTTCTAAACCCAGCTCTTGTAAACTCATCGTTAAATTCGAAAAGTTGAGATTCTGCAGCTGTAGAAATAGCTTTTTCTAATGCGATAAACAATCTACGAACGTTAATACGATCGAATGCGCTTGGCTTAGCTAATCGGGTTTTATCACCAAATAGTTGAATACCAGAACCTGGGAAAGCAACTAATGGGTTGATGCGCGCGCGATATAAATCATCACGTTGTGATTTATCAGGATTAAACGCTAGTTTAGTAACACCTAAAAGTTGACCACGATTTTGGCCTGCTGGAGAGAACCAAGCATCTGCTACACGATCTGTATTTGCACAAAGACCTGCAATATGGCCATTTGCAGTAATATAACGATATGTATCATTATATTTATCGTAAATATATAAGGCCGTAGAATCAGCAACTACGTAAGAACTTGATGTAGATAATCCTGCTTGAGAATAGTATCCAAATACGCCTTCAGTTGTACTCATAGGATTTGATACTTTACTTACAGCACATGGCGGTGAAACGAAAGAAACAATATCTTTTCTGCTTTCAGCAATTTCAATAAGCTTGCTATTAACCGAATCAGCACTAAATGATAAATCACCTTGTGCAAATAGTAAATTAATATCTACTAGTGCATCATTTGCAAATAACTCAAGAGCAGTTCTAATAGAATCACCTGCTGCCCCATCATCACCACCGCTTAACTCAGAAGTAGAAACAGACCCAGTCAGTGCAGTAATATCACTGTCCGAAGATGAGATTGCGCTGACAACTGTTCCAAACTCCGCGCTGCGGGTTTCTTCTTTACCGAATCTTATATATTGTGATTTCGTATTAATTACATCTTTAAAATAATTAGATGTTCCGTCCGAAGCTTTTGCGTTTTTACCTACGCTCATATAGCCAAAGGTTTCTAATACAGTACCTTTACTGCCAGTAAATTCACCGCCGCTGTCGACAACTACTACATGAACTTCATCATTGTAAGTAGAACTACCAGTAATACTTTGAGCAAAATCTGAAGTACCAGGCGCGCCATTAAAATATGTTGTGTATGACGCAAATGCAGCCTCATTAAACTGTGAATCACTAGTGCCTGGTCGACATGTAATTACTGTTAAACTATTGCCTAATGCACCAGGACATCTGGCAATCCAGTTATTGGTGCCATAATTTGCTCCATCGTCATACGATGTCGATGTAAAAGCTGCCGCATCACCAGCTGATGCTTGCCCAGTGGTTTTAGCACGAACAACTCGTAAAGTAGATCCATACTTTAAAAAACCAGCAGCTGGAAAAAATGATTCAGCCGAAGCTGTTGTTGTCGGAGCTCCAAAAATTTCTACTAATTGTTTTTCTGAACTTACAGTAGTTATTTCGTGACAGGGGCCCCACCTAAAGATACCTGCTGTACCACCAATACTGGTAGCAACTGCTGGTATCACATTTGTTGCGTCGATTTCCTTTACCTCGACGCCAGGTGATACTTGAAATGCCATTCTTATGTCCTCTTCAAAGGGTTAATAGTGTGGTATACATAATACGATACTTACTCAATTACTATTATTTATAATATTTATAGTTTTGAGATGCGTTCTTGGACTGTCCATTGTTGCCCTGTACTATCTACTTCTACTACAGGTTCATCAGCGTTATTATTATCTCTTATAAATCCAAAGGGTATTAAATCATCTTGTATTGCTTGCAGCTGCTCTTTGTATAACATATTCTTCATATCAATATCAGTTATACCATTAAATATATCGGTTGTAGCAAACCATGCAAACATGACTAGGTTCATTACTAAGTCATCATGATTACTACCCGATGCTTGAAATGAGGTACCTCTTGCTTCGAATGTACTCATCTCCATAATTGTATTTGCATCAACAATACTTAGTTTCTTTTGTTCTACAAAATCCTTTAATGTAGAACAACCAATTCGTTTTACTCGTTTAGTCATAGTAGCACCAATTGCACCAGCCTTTACTGTTGATTCTACAAATAAGTTTTCATATTCTAAATCATAGTATAAACCATTACATACAACACTGCCTTGATCATTTGATTCCACAATAACATATGCTTCATTGTATGTCATAGCATACTTGTATATAATATCAGGAAATAACAATGCTGATAGGTTATTATCTCTAAATGTTGCTACCTGTTTAAACGGATTAGTTGATGTATCGATAATATTAAATGTCGAATAATCTTGACCTCTACCTTTTGCAACATCAACACACATAATATAGTTATGACCTTCAACAGGCCTTTCATATACATACACATTCTCTTGTGTATAAATTGGATCTTGAGCCTTTTGGGCAAGTAAACATTCTGCAGATATAAGGCTATTACCTCTCCCCTGAAATGTATTACCAAACTCCTGATCAAACTGTATCTGAGAAGTGTTATTAATTGTTTGCTCTTTCCACTTCTCATCTCGTCCTGGAACATCCCACCAATCTACACGGAAAGGTTTAAACTCATTCGTCTTTGTGACAGCTCCTTCCCACAGTTTATGATATACATTACCAATACCATTTGCTGTAGAAGTAATAATAATCTTCGTATCTTTACCAGACGATACTACTGGGTATGTTGATGTATAGAATGTAGCATCATTATCGATAAATGCAAACTCATCAAGAAACAGTAAGTTAATCGATAAACCACGAATAGAACTACCAGACGTAGCAGCTGCAATGATCTTTGAGTTATTACTAAATTCTATAGAACCTTTGTTTAATGCTTTACATCCCGGCTGCAAAAAGAATGGTAAGTTCTCTAACATAAGAGTAACTCGAGCCAGCATCTCTCTTGCAGTTGCACCTTTGTTCGCAAGTATAGCAATAGTCTTTTCAGGATTAAAGATCGTAAACCACAATAGATACGCTACTGATGATATCGATTTACCAGACTGACGACATGCTAATACAATTGAAAATCGATTATCGTTAAAATGATTAAACATTTTTTCCTGATAATCATATAGATTAAAGGGAACTAGTCCTTCATCAAGTGATATAATCTTAACGTAAGTTTTTGCAAAGTACGCAGGATCCTGCATACATTTTTTATATTCTTTGATTTCCTCAAGTGTAAACTGAGTCTCGACTCCGTCTCTCTTTACATTAGGATTTCCAAGATAACCAAATTCATTATTCTTTAATGTCGCCATCAATCACTTTTTCGTTAGTGTCTAGAAGCATTCTCTGTAAATCAGTAGTGCTACCTAT